CAATTATCTATTGTGAAAAATCCACCTTTCCCTTTTTTCGTATATCTGCGTTCAAGGCATTTGATAATTGCACGTTTAACATACTCTTCATCAAAATTTCCATCGCTCATCATATTGTTGCTTTGCAAGCAAAAAACAAAAAATTGTCAAGCGAAACGCAAAAAACGTATTTCTAACCTGACAATTTCTTTGTATAATTATTCACTTTAAAATAGCATTTAAAGAGCTTATAAATATCATTCTATGTTTTTATTATATCATATTTAAATTGATTCTGCAATGATTTTATAAACCGAAACCGCCTGCGAAGATTATATCATAATATCCTCACAGGCGGTTAAATTTATGACATATATAACATACGACAACAAATATTATGACGTATATGTCATATTATTTTTTTGACAATATTTGATTTACTCTTTTCTGCACTTCATTGTAGTCGTATCCCGCAGCGGTAAGTTTGCGTTCACGTTCAGAACCGTTGCCCCATTCGCCTTTAATGACTTCATGTGCAAGTTCATCAACTGTTTTACTGATATTGGCGGTGTAGGTAAGTGCAATCCAACCTTTTACACCGTTATACTCAATTAAACCCCATTTATGATTACCGCCTGATGTATAATTTGTCACTTTTACGAAAGAATTACATGGAACAGTACCAAGAATTTTATAACTCAGCCCTGCACCCTGTCTTATATTAAGACCGTCACTTGCAGTGACTTTCACACTGTAATCAACTTTCTTTGAGGAATTCAACTGATATATTTCAATCTCTTTTTTTGAAGAAGTGGCAGTTGACTTTTCGCTTTTCCAGAAAGGGCGGTAAAAGGCATACATGGAGTAATCATTCAAATAACGTGTTTTATTCTTGCAGGTAGATGTTCTCGCCCAATTTCCGTTAATGCCGTCAACATTTCCTTCTATCGTTGTAATAACGTTTCCCGAAATGTTTTTTATTAAGCCTACGTGGTCGCAAAAATATTTGTCTTTGCTTGGATAATCTTCATAACGCAAGAAAAACAAATCCCCTGCCTGCGGTATCTTTTCACCTTTTTTGAACCATGTCCCGTACTTTCCGTCTGAATATCTGGGAATATCTCCTGCACCGCCGATTACATCTTTCGGCGGATTTGGAACAATATATTTTCCGACATATCCAAGTTTTTTATAAATCAGCGACATCAGATATGCACACCAATGGTCCACATAGTTAAAACCAATTTCACGTACACAAACATCGTATCCTGTACAGCCAACATAAGATTGTGCCGTTTCAATGAATTTTTCTTTATCCGTCATTTTCACTCTCTCCTTTCAGTTCGGGAAGTCCTGCAACGCTTGTCAGTAATGAAAGAATTGCCGCTACAAGTGCTGCCGAACCGACTGCAAGCCAATTAATCTCGCTCATGGTCGCAGATACTCCGATTGTAGCAACTGCTGTTTGTGCAAAAGTTTTCAAAGCTCTTATACCAGCCGCTTTTATCCACTTTTTCATTGCTTCCCCTCCAAACTCTGTATTCTATGATTGATAACCTTGATTTTTTCGTCCTGCAACTCAATCTTGTCTTCAACACGATACATTCTTTCAATAAGATTGTTGTGCTTTTCAACTTTTTCTTCAAGTTTTTTTATGCGGTATTCGGTAAGCTTGCTTGTTGCAAAAATGCCTGCAAACGTGCCGACAAGCGAACCGAAAAGGCTTATGAGGGTGCTTGTTACCTGAAAATCCATTTAATCATCTCCGTAAGGAATACCTGTAATCATCTCAAATTCCTCCGCCGTTATCCACCTTTTAACAACAGCGTTTCTAACACGTTCACTGCCCCACAAGCCGTTATCATAGTAATATTTGACTTTCTGAAATTTAGGTGACATCCTCAATCTCCTCCGTTTCTTCAAGCTCAACGTCTGTCATCATAGCGAGATATTCTATATCTGCGTTTGTTTTTGCGAGTGATGATTGTAAGACTGCGTTTTTCTTTCTCTCCTCAATCAACTGTTCTTTCGTGGATTTAAATTTAAACATTCTGAAAGCCTCCTCTTTATATAATTACGCACGCAGGACAAAGTGCACTCGAGCTGTAAGAGCCTGTAGAGTTTGATGCCCCACTCGTGTTTATGGTGCGAATATTGCCCGCTCCGCTCGACAGAGGCGTGCGTATCAGCCAACTTGTAGCAGACTGATTTCTGTATTTTATACGGTTTGTATCGTTTCCGATACCTGCCTCCGACAAGTCCGAATAGTCTTTGTAGTATGCATAAGGACCGCCCTCATTGACAGCACCGTTTTCATTACCACCATAGACCTCGCTTCTTGATAACAAGAAAAATTTATCGGTAGTCGTAATAGAACCGCCACCGTCGGCGACAGTGTTAAGGCAAGTTACTTTGCTTGTCGTGCCGACAACTGCAAGAAAATCGCTATCAATGTCACTCATAAACCCTGCTGTACTGCTTGCCCATGTCGGCGGTCTGTCAAACACTGTCTGTGGTGTCCATACAGACCCCGCCGCAGCACTGCTGTTGAGATACTGCCTTAAAGCACTGTTGGCATAGTGGTTACTGCCAAATCTCGATTTTTCGATAAAGTTTAAATTTGTACTGTTGCCGTCAGTCGTTCCAAGAGATGTCCCCGAATTTCCCTCCGTAACAGAGACTTGTTCGATAGTCTCTGTCGAGGTTGCACTTACGAAAGACGTTATCTTTGCGTTACTCGCCTGCGTGTTGTACGCCCAAGTAAAAGTAAGCTGACCACCAACAGGCACATCATCTGTAAGTGTAAACTGGAATGTTTTGCTTGTACTGCCGATAGGAGTATAACTGCCCTGAATTGTAAAATTATAAGTACCTGCCGCAAGACCGTTTTCGGCATAATAAAGGGCTTCGGGAGCGTCAAATACAATGGAATTTGCCAAGCAGTCATGTGTCTGCAAAGTCAGACTGTGTGTAAATTGACTGTCAGAGGGTGTATCATGGTCAATGCCGATAATGTCCCACGTCAAAGTTCCCTCACCTTTCGAGCAAACAAGCTGGTCACCGATTGCAAATACATTTTTGTGCAATCCTGCACGCACGAGAGCCTGAATTTCAGCCCATGATGTCGGCTTTAAAGCACCGCCCTGAGCCGTCACCAATGCCGCAAGGAATCTGTTTTGCGTATCCATTTTTTCACTGAATGTTTCCTCCGAAACAAATCCGAATTGATGTATCATTTTTTATCCCCCATTAAGTATAGTATTCAAAAACGGGCTTGCCGTTTGTGACTTTAATTCTGCCTGCATATTCCGTGCCGTCAACATTGATGTACAGCAGTTTTGATGTATCAATATCTCCCTGAATGCCGATTTTTGACGGCGTGACAGTTGTGTCAACGTCCAAGATGTTTATGCCGTTGACAGTCGTTATGGCAGGGAGTGAAACAACCGCCGATGTATTGTCGGAATTGTATCTTTTCTGGTCGTGAAAGTCGATATAATCGCCGTCACCAAGCGGACTGTCAAGAGAAATATTTGTCGCCGTGCCGTTTATCGTCACGGGAATAATATATTTATTCGTGTTGCTGTCAAGGTCACCGACACCGCCTGTATTGCCGTAAATCTGATAGTTTTTCAGTCTGCGACCGTTTGACTTGAACGTAAAAGGCAAAGTCTGAGTTTCAATGTCAGAACTTTGTCCGGCATTCTGTGCCAAAAGAAGATAGATAAGTTTGTCAGTCATTTTCATCACCCCAATTCATGCCATGTGTCTTCTGAACTTTCGTACATAAAAACCCTTGATGTATTCGGGCAAAATGCAACGTGACCTGTGTTAAAGCCGAAACCCTGCACGTTATAATACCCCACGCATACCGCACGGGTAAGTATATTATTCAACTTCGGAATATCCTGTTCTGCCAAAATCAAAGTCCCGTCATCAGCTTTACTTATACTGCCAACATCAGGGAAATTGTTATCCGCAAAATACATTCCTAAAATATTTATCATATTCAAGCCCCCAATCTGTTTCTCAGATATGCACATTCAAGTGCAAGACATTCGGAGTATCTCACGCCGAGAATTTTATTTCCGTCTTCATCTGTATCTTCACAAAACAAGCCGTAATCCCTTGCATTCAGTCCCTCAGATTTAAAAGCCTCATCAATATCCTGTGCAATCACGCCGATATGCTTGCGATTTCCGCCTTTAAACTTGAAAACTTTATAATTGACTTTTCCCCAGGCTTTCAAAATTTTCTCGTCAATGTCCCGAATGTCCTCTTTGAAATTGCGGTCTGATGTGTTAATAGTGCCGTTGTTGGCATAGATATTGCCCCATTTATATAACGAACTGCCGAGATTGGCATACAAAGGATTTTCCTGTGTTGATGCCGTCACGCTTGAAATAAAACTACTGCCCTGAAATTTATAGATAATTGCGTCCGTTTCGGTATTGGTGGGGATAGTACTGTCCTGGTCGCTGTCACTTGACGGATTGGAAGTGCTTGAAAACGTGCCGTTCACAACAAATCTTATATCACCGTCAGAAACCGTGTTCAGATACTGATTAGCCGTGTTGTAGCCGATTTTGGCACGGATTACGTCATTCGGTCTTTCGGAGCTGTCCGCACCCGTTTTGAAAAGAAGATACGGTGTATAACCTCTGACAACTTCACCGTTTTCAATAATATTTCCAGCCGAAATGACAACGGGCATATCACCGTTGGGATTTAAAAACTTGAACGAGGGGGCTTCCATCAATGCAGAACCCCTTACACTCAAAGTTCTCGGTGCATAGCCTACTCTTATCGCCTTATGTCCGTAATACGAACTTTTAGACCACGAACCCATATTCACCCCGACAGTGTAAGGACTGTTCGTGCCGTTTATTTTCATGGCACTCTTGCCGATAACAATACCGCTGTATGTACCGCTCGTATATGTCGGGTAAGTATCGGTACTGAAACCATTGATAAGAATACCTGCCGAAACGGGGTGTGTTCCTCCCACTCCGCAGTGATAACCGCAAGTCCATGTATCGAATGAAAAATGGTCTATATTATCACTGTTGCCGTAAAAATCACTGCTGTCGGGATATGCCGGAACATTGAAAGTATAGGTTTCAAGCCCTATTGTATAACTGCCGCCATTTTTGC